AGAATTAGACGAAAGAACACAAGCTTTAAAACTTAAAATTGGAATTTAATATTTTATTTCGTATATTAATCAAAAACATAATCACATGTCTGATAAAATCGCAACTTCTATAACTAATGCTCTCGCAGCTGCCAATCTAATTAATCAATTAGTAACAGGTGTAATTGACCCCACTAATAGTAAATTAGCTAGTGAAAATATCTTTGAAAGAAAAACCCAAGTTGTTCGAAACATAAGTCATCTTAAAAGACTTATGTCTCAAACATGGTTCACTAATGCTTTAAATATTGATCAATTCACAACAATTAATGACGCTATTGTAGCCGGAGAAGAATACACAGGATAAAATTATGGTAAAAAAAGTTATGTATAACAGCTCTATGCCTAGAGCAGGTTCTACACTCATTCAGAATATTTTAGGTCAAAACCCTGATCTATATGTTACCCCTACATCAGGGGTATTTGAGTTTCTCTATAATTCTAGAGCAACATATTCAAATAGTCCTGAAGTTAAAGCACAAGATGCTGAACTAATGGAAAAAGCCTGGAAAGGTTATTGTAAAGGAGCTATTTATGGATATTTTAATAATGTTACTGATAGACCTTATGCAATAGATAAATGTAGGGGGTGGGTTAGTGAATATAATTTCATTAACTTTTATGAAGAAAATCCTAAAATAATCTCTATGATTAGAGATCCTAGAGCAGTTTATGCTTCTCTAGAGAAAAAATATAGAGCTAACCCACAACTCGATACAGGAGTTGCTAATTGGGGAAATCTTACAGGAACTACTACAGATAAAAGAATAATCCATTGGTCTAATACAGTACCCATTGGTCCTACTATGGATCGTCTTTATCAAGTATTATTAGAAGGTATTCACGAAAATGTTCTTTTCATCAAATTTGAAAATTTAACAACCAACCCAGATAAAGAACTAAGACGTATCTATGAATATCTAGAACTACCTTATTACAAACATGATTTTAATAATGTAGAACAAATTACCCATGAAGATGATAAAATTTGGGGAGTATTTGGAGATCATGTTATTAAAAATAAAGTTGCCCCTGTTAAAGAAGACTTTAGAGAAATATTAGGTCCATCTGGTTGTCAATTAATTACAGACAATTATCAATGGTTTTATGAAGCTTTTGAATACAAAATATGAAAGTAGGTTATCAAACAAAAGATAAATATTTAGTTTGGCATATTGAAGGAGGATTAGGTAAAAACATAGCTGCTACAGCTTTAATTTCCTCAATCAAAGAAAAATACCCAGACAGAAAATTAATCATGGTAGCTTCCTATCCTGAAGTTTTCTTGAATTTTGAAGAAATAGAAAGAGTATACCCAGTAGGAAATACCCCTTACTTTTATCAAAATTATATTGAAGATAAAGATACACTAGTTTTTAAACAGGAAGGATATTTTCAAAATGGTCACATTTCTAAACAACAACATATTATAGAAAGTTGGTGTCAAATACTAGATTTAGAATACAAAAATCAAAAACCAGTAATAAGATTTAATTTAGTTCAAAGGAGAGTACCTAATATTTGGAGACAAGATAAACCTATAATGGTTATTCAAACTAATGGAGGGCCTCTAGAAGATACTAAACCATATAGTTGGACCAGAGATATGCCTCCTTACATAGCTCTACAGATAATAAATCATTATCTTCCAAAATATCATATCTACCAGGTTTGTAGAAATGAATCTCAAGTAATTCCTGGAGCTGTAGGTATATTTGATAAGATAACTAATACTGAACTTATTTCTCTTTTAGCAGTATCCGAAAAAAGAGTATTAATTGACTCATGTCTACAACACGCCGCAGCTGGGATAGGTTTAAAATCTACAGTATTATGGATAGGTACTTCTCCTAAATTATTTGGTTATGATACTCATAGTAATATAGTAGCTTTACCACCTAAGAGAAAACCAAAACTATATAATTCATATTTATTCGATTATTCATTTGATGGTTCTATGGATCAATGTCCCTATGATGATGCAGAAGAAATATTTAACTTTAAGGAAATAATTACTACTATAGATAGAACTTAAAATGGAATTAAAACCAGTTTTCCCAGTACCTACTAATATTAATCAAACTAATTATTATTGGTATCAAGAAGGTCTAAACTCAGAAGATCTAACAAACCTATATAAATTAGCTGCTACTTATCCTTACACTAAAGGAACTATTGTAGGTAATGATGAAATTGTAGAATCTATTAGAAAAAGTAAAATCAAATGGATCCATCCAAATGATGATAGTCAATGGCTTTATGATAAAATCATTAATATGGTTGTTGAAGCTAATAATACTATGTGGAATTTTAACCTTCATTCAGTAATAGATTCAATTCAATACACTGAATATTCTGAAGGTGGTGGTCATTATGATTGGCATATGGATATTGGTCCTGGTTCAATTAGTCATAGAAAAGTCTCTATTACAATTCAACTTTCAGATCCTAGTGAATATGAAGGTGGAGACTTAGAATTGTGGTATGGAGGTAGTATAATACAAATTCCAAAAAACAAAGGTTTAACAGTTTTATTCCCAAGCTTTTCAATGCACCGAGTAACCCCAATTACTAAAGGTACTAGAAAAAGTTTAGTTTTGTGGGTAGGTGGCGAACATTATAAATAATCTTAACATGCAAATATCAGCTTTTATAATTGATGATTTCTATAGTGATGTAGACGAATTAAGAAAATTCGCTTTACAACAAGATTTTGGAATTAAAGGAAATTACCCAGGTAATAGAACAAATCCATTCCTAAATGATTCTATGAAAGAAACTATTGAAAACATAGTATTTCCACATTATGGAAAGGTAACTTATTGGTCAGAAGAACAATATACTGGAGCATTTCAATATACTACTTCTCGTGACCGTTCTTGGATTCATGCTGACCAAACTACTAAATGGGCAGGTGTATGTTATTTAACCCCAGATGCCCCTTTAAGTGCTGGTACTGCTTTATATAAGCATAAACCAACTGGTTTATCTATGGCTCCTAGAAAAGAAGATGGAAGTTATGATCTTGAATTATTAGATCTAATTAATAAAGATTCTCAAGATATGACTAAATGGGAATTAGTAGATAGATTAGCAAATAAATACAATCGTTTAGTTTTATATCGTGGAGATCACTTCCATATGTCTATGGATTACTTTGGTCAAGATTTATATGATAGTAGATTATTCCAAACATTTTTCTTTGACACTGAACTTTAATTTATGTTAGTTGTAAAAAAACCTACAGCTATTCTTTATAATTGGTATAAACAAGGTACCTTTGAACTTATCTCAGATGTTTATTTCCAAGAAAATTTAGAAGAAAAAGTTATAGTATACTCTTTACCTTATACAGGTAATGTAGAGAGTGACTTTGCTCTTTATAAACCTGACTTGATTATCTATACTCAAGAAGATATTAATATACCTCATAAATTTTTACAAGCTAGATCTTTTAAATACTCCCAATACCCAGCTGATAATATTTTAGCTAATGATATTGTGTGTCAATCTACCTTTAGAAATAGTACCAACATACAACCTGTATTCTCAGTATTTACCCCTGCCTATAAAACCAATGAGCGTATTTTAAGAACTTATGAAAGTTTAAAAAATCAAACATTCACAGATTGGGAGTGGGTTGTGTTAGATGATTCACCTGATGATATAACTTGGGATATTTTACAAGATTTAGCTAAAACTGATTTTAGAGTTAAACCCCATAAACTATACCCTTTAACAGGAGGTAATGTAGGTTTAGCTAAAAATAGAGTAGCTTCATTATGTAATGGTACTTGGTTAGTTGAACTAGACCATGATGATACTTTAATTAGTACCTGCCTAGAAGAATGTTATAACGCATCTTTACAATTCCCAGACGCAGGTTTTATTTATAGTGACGTTTGTGAGTTATATGAAGATGGCCAAATGAGACATTACGACCATGATTGGTCAGGTAATTGGTACGCTAGAGAAGACAATTATTTTGATTTTGGTTATGCAGGACATACTTGGGTTGAGGCCGACAGTAAAATGTATTTAAACCACCATTATCCCGATATTAACCCGCTGTCCATCCGTTTTAACATAAGTATGCCGAACCATGTAAGAATGTGGCGTAAAGACGTTTATAACCAAATAGGAGGCCATAGTAAATATTTCCCTGTAGCTGATGATTATGAACTTATAGTTAGAACATTTCTACATACTAAAATGATCCATGTTAAAAAGATGCTTTATTTACAATGGAACAATGGTAACAGCACAGTAGACAATAACGCTAAAGATATTAACAGAAGAGCAAGACTTATACGAGATCACTATGATAAGCAAATCCATGATCGTATATTATCATTAGGTAAACAAGATTGGAATTGGGACAATGAATTAGGGCATTCTCAAAAATTCCAAAATAGTGCCCCTATAAGAAAATATTTTGAAGAAGAACAAGTTTTAAACTACATATATGAATAAAAATAGACCTACTATTGTTTTTGCTACAATGTGCAAAAACGAAGAACACTGTATTTTAGAAACCCTAAAATCAGTTGCCCCTTATATTGATCATTGGATCGTATGCGATACAGGTTCCACAGATAAAACTATTTCTATAGTTAAAAAATTCTTTAAAGAAAAAGGTATTCCTGGAAAACTTTATCAAGATGAATGGGTAGGCTTTGACTATAATAAAACTTTGATGATTCAAAGAGCTAAAGACAAAGCAGATTACATTATGCACTTAGATGCTGATGACCAGCTAGTAGGAGAATTTAAATTTTCTTTAGAAGAATCAGGAAAAGACGCCTACCATATCCCAGTTAGAAGAGGTAGTGCTGAATGGAAAGCTTTGATTTTATTTAAGGGTAACTATACCTGGAAATTTTGTGGTGTAGCTCATACTACTATCAAAGCTCTTGAAATTCCATCATACAATAGTGGAGACTTATCCCATTATGGGTATTATATTTCAGGCGAAGGTATTGGTTCAAGAGCATTTGATCCTAAAAAATATCTATACGATGCTGAACGTTTGCAAAAACAATTCTGGGATACTTTAATTTCAGATCCAGATGGGTTAAATAATCGTTCTATATTTTATACAGCTCAAAGCTATATGGATTATGGAATGTATGATGAAGGTTTAAAATGGAATCGTTTATATCTTAAAGTAAAAGATACTTGGATTGAAGAAGCATTTGAAGCTCAAATGAGAGTATCTCAATGTCTAATGGCTCTAGGAGCAGATTTAAATGAGATTATAGCTGAAATGGATAAAGCTATAGCTATATTTCCTGATAGATCTGAACCATGTGTTCATTTGGGAAGATATTTAAACCAAAAAGGACAACATGAGTTAGCTTACAAATATCTAAAACAAGCTACTCGTAATAATATAGCTAATATTAAAAGCAAATATGTTTTATTCATTAACCAGTATTGCTACGGTAAATACATTAACGATGAATTATCTGTAGCTTGTTTTTGGACTAATAGACTTGAAGAAGGATTTAATTATTTAAAACAAATTATTAATGATCCTGAATTTGAACCTCAACAAAAAAGACTAAATTCAAACCTTCAGCATTTTAATAATAAAATGAATGGAAACTAAAACTTTAATTATAGGAGGGGGCATAACTGGACTTTCAGCTGCCTCCTTCCTATCTCATTCAGATTATTTAATTTTAGAAAAAGACTCTATACCAGGTGGATACTGTAAAACCACTATTAGAGGGGAGTATACCTGGGATTATTCTGGACATTTTTTTCATTTTAATAATCCTGAAATTAAAGATTATGTCTTAGAAAACATGGAATCTGAAATGCTTCAGGTCACCAAGATAACAGACATCGACTACAACGGTAATATAATTGACTTTCCATTTCAGTTTAACATCGATCAGTTACCGGAACAGGAATACAAAGAGTGTTTAGCAGATCTAGATAATTTAGGAGAAACAGATTTATCTACTTTTAAGTCATTTGTAAGATCTACTTTAGGTAAAGGTATTTGTGATAAGTTCATTATCCCTTACAACGAGAAGTTATACGCTTGTGACTTAGATGAGTTGGAATATGATTCAATGGGTAGATTTTTCCCTAAAAGTAAATCTAAGTCCTACAACGATACTTTTATTTACCCAAAAGGAGGTAGTTATGAGTATATTAAGTCGGTTCTTAAAAGATTAGACAGTAACAAAATTCTACTTAATACTGAACTTCTAGAATTAGATTTAGAAAATAAAATAGCTAGAACTAATAAAGGAGATATTAAATTTGAACAATTAATCAGTACTCTACCTTTTAATAAACTTCATCCTAACCCTAAACTCTCAGCAAACAAAGTAGCTGTGTTTAATTTAGGTTTTAATAAAGGATCAGACATTAAAACTCATTGGAGGTATTTCCCAGGTAATGAAGTATTTTATAGAGTAGGATTTTACAATAACATATTAGGACAGGAAAAACTAAGTCTATATGTTGAAATCGGAGCTAACGTAGATCAAAAACTAAACGAATCTGAACTTTTAATGCAAGTTCTCGCTGATTTAGAAGATTGTGGTATAATTGAAGATGGTGTACATGAACTAGTCTCTCACCAATTTCTAACCATGAACCCAGCATATGTTCACATAACTAAAGAATCAAAAGAAATCTATAATGAATGGTGTCAAAAATATAATCCTAAAGGAATATATTCAATAGGTCGATATGGTTCATGGACTTACTGTTCAATTGAAGATAATATTATAGAAGCTCAACAAACAGTCAAAATTTTAAACAATTAACTAATATTTATTAACATATGGAAACAAAAGTTTTAACACAAGAAGAACTTACACAACTAAAAGATCTTCAAACTAGACAAAATAATCTACTAATGGATTTAGGTTCAATTGAGTACCGAATGTCATTACTAGAGCAAACAAAAAATGATCTAAAATCTCAAGTATTAGAGGTTGAAAGACTAAATAGTGAATTAGGAGTTCAATTAACTCAAAAATATGGTAATGGAACTCTTAATTTAGAAACTGGAGAAATTACTATTGGGTAATTTTTTGTTTGTTTAGTTATATTTAAAGGTTTTATAGATATTTTTGAAAAAAAATCACATATTTATAATAAAACTAAAAATATAACTTTGCAATGGCAGAAACTTTAATTTCACCTGGGGTATTAGCTAGAGAAAATGATCAGTCATTTATCACGCAACAACCTGTAACTGTAGGAGCAGCTATTATAGGTCCAACTGTAAAAGGTCCATACCAAATTCCTACCGTAGTTACCACTTATTCAGATTATTTAAATAAATTTGGTGGTACTTTTTTAAGTGGAGGTCAAGAATACAGCTATTTTACTCAAATTGCTGCTTACAATTACTTCCAACAAGGAGGTGAAAGCTTATTAGTAGCTAGAGTAGCTTCAGGATCGTGGTCCTCAGCAAGTGGTTCAATTACCGCTATTAACACCACAGCTTCATTTACTTTAAAGACTATCTCTGAAGGTACTATCATGAATAGTGTAGGACCAACAGGTTCAAATGGTACTTTAGATAGTGGATCTGCTGATAACATCAGATGGCAAATTACTAACGTAGATACTGGTTCAGGTCAGTTTAGCTTATTAATTAGACAAGGTAATGATACAACTACAGAACCAATTGTACTTGAAACTTGGACTAACTTATCACTTGACCCAACTCAAGATAATTACATTGCTAGAGTAATTGGTGATAGTTACCAAACATATGATGCAAATGAAAATTACGTAAAAGTAGTTGGTAGCTTCCCAAATAATTCTAGATATGTTTACGTATCAACTGTAGCTAATCCTACCCCATTCTATTTTGATAATAATGGAGTGGCAAAACCTGCTCTTACACCATACATGCCTGCTACCGCTAGTGGTACATTTGGTGGTGGTTTAGGTAGTTTATTCTATGGTGGTAATGCTTTATACTATTCAGCGTCAAATGGTACTACAAATCTTCAAGGTATAAGTGCTACTGATTATGATGAAATGATCACATTAATGTCTAACCAGGATGATTATAGATTTAATGTAATTTCAATTCCTGGTTTAACATTACAAGACAATACAGCTCAAACAACAGCTTTAGTAAATGTCGTTCAATCTAGAGGTGATGCTATCGCAGTACTTGATCCTAGCCCATATGATGCAAAAATTACACAAGTAATCACAGATGCTTCAGGTGTAAATAGTTCATATGCCGCCGCATACTGGCCATGGTTACAAACTATTGATCCAGGTACTGGTCAGTTAGTATGGGTACCAGCTTCAACTATGATTCCGGCTGTATACGCGTTTACTGACAGTGTATCCGAACCATGGTTTGCACCTGCCGGAATCAATCGTGGTGGATTAGATACTGTAGTAAGAGCCGAAAGAAAACTAAGCCAAACAAACCGTAATGATCTATATACAGGTAATGTAAACCCAATTGCAACCTTCCCAGGAACTGGTGTTGTAGTATACGGTCAGAAAACTCTACAGAAAAAAGCATCTGCACTTGATCGTGTAAATGTACGTAGATTATTAATCGCCCTTAAGTCTTACATCTCTCAAGTAGCTAATAACTTGGTGTTTGAACAAAACACAATTGCTACAAGAAACCAATTCTTAAGCCAAGTTAACCCATATCTTGAATCAGTTCAACAACGTCAAGGTTTATACGCATTTAGAGTAATCATGGATGATTCCAATAATACTCCAGATGTAATTGATAGAAACCAGTTAATCGGTCAGATCTATCTACAACCAACTAAGACTGCTGAATTTATTTACCTAGACTTCAACATCTTACCAACTGGAGCAACCTTCCCAGGTTAAAAGTTGTAATTGATAATATTTATAATAAAATAAATAATATAGCAAAATGGCAGTATTAGACCCAAACGAAATATTTTTCACAGCGTTTGAACCAAAACAGGCGAACCGCTTCATCATGTACGTAGATGGTATTCCATCTTACACAATTAAAGCAATTTCAGCTGTTACTTTTGAACAAGGTGAAGTAGTACTTAACCACATTAACGTGTACAGAAAGGTTAAGGGCAAAACCACTTGGTCAGATTTAACAATGACATTATTTGATCCAATCACACCCTCTGGAGCACAAGCTGTAATGGAATGGGTACGTTTACACCACGAATCTGTAACAGGTAGAGATGGTTACTCAGACTTCTACAAGAAAGACTTAACTATCGATGTTTTAGGTCCTGTAGGTGATATCGTTTCTGAATGGGTAATTAAAGGAGCATTTATCAAGGGTGGTAACTTTGGTGAATACAACTGGGATACAGAAAACCAAGCAGTTAATATATCATTAACAATTGGTATGGATTACTGTGTATTGAACTTCTAAGAAGTTTTTTACAAAAATTAAATTTGAGCTTGGCTTTGCCAAGCTCTTTTTTTATATTATATGTATAATAGATAAACTAGTTGTACTAAATAAAAATTTATGAGCGAATTTAAAATTCCAACCGAAATGGTTGATTTACCTTCAAAAGGTTTATTATACCCAGAAGGAAATCCTTTAGCAGAAGGAAAGGTAGAAATGAAATACATGACTGCTAAAGAAGAAGATATTCTTACTAACCAAGCTTACATCAAACAAGGTGTTGTATTAGATAAACTATTGCAATCTCTTATTGTAACCAAAATTAATTACGATGATCTAATTGTAGGTGATAAAAACGCACTTATGGTTGCTGCTCGTGTTTTGGGATATGGTAAAGATTATGATTTTGTTTATGATGATGAATCTTACACTATAGATTTATCTACCATTGAAAACAAGCCTTTTGATGAGTCTTTAATTAAAAAAGGAATTAACGAATTTTCTTATACCCTCCCCAATTCAGGTAATTTAGTTACTTTTAAAATTCTTACAAATAGTGACGATAAAAAAATTGATGCTGAATTAGCCGGTTTAAAGAAAATTAATAAGGATTCTTCACCAGAGTTATCTACTCGTTTAAAGTATATCATTACCTCAATTAATGGTGATAGAGAAGCTAAAACTATTCGTGAATTTGTAGATAATCATCTACTAGCTCGTGATTCAAGATTACTTAGAGAATATATTCGTCAAGTTCAACCTGATGTTGATTTAACATTTACTACAAATAGCGGTGAGGAGGTCGCTATACCAGTAAATCTTAGCTTTTTTTGGCCTGACGCCTGAGATAGCATCACAATCTAGAATGAATTTATTTACCCAAATCCACGAAATAGTATTTCATGGTAAGGGTGGTTATGACTGGGAAACAGTTTATTCTATGCCTATATGGTTAAGGAAATTTACTTTTCATAAAATACAAGAATTTTACAGTGAAGAATCTAAAGCTGCTGAACAAGCAGGTCAAGGTAAAAACAAAACTACAGCTGTTGATTCTTCAGGCAAAATAAATACTCCGGCATTTGCCCAAGCATCTAAGCCTTTTAATAAAATGAGTTATAAATAAAACATATTTATTTAATATTTATAATAAATGCTTTAGATGGCTGACGATTTACAAAAACAAAGAGAAGAATTAGAAAGACTTAGGAAAGAGTACGAAAAACTCACTAAGAAACCTGCTCCTTTGTTTAATACAGATAATATTAAAAATGCTAAGGCTGCGGTTGATGCTATGTCTGATGCTTTAGAAGAAGCTAAAGATAGAGCAGCAGAATTATCTGAAGGGTTTAGTGGAATAGAAGCTGAACTTAATGGCATATTAGATGAATTAGGTAAAGGTAATAGTGCTCTAGCATTAGCTAAAAAATCTATATCCTCTATAAGAGATATAGCTACAAAATTAAAATATGATGAAGCAGGTATTACTGAGCTAAATAGAAAGCAATTATTAATTCAACAAGATAAATTAAAACAAGGACAAAAAAATTTAAAGGATCAAGCTGAAAGATTACAAAACGAATATAAATCTGGGGTACAAGAACGATTAAATAATTTACAAAAAGAGATAGGACTTAAAAAAGCTAAGGAGCAAGTAGAGCAAGAAAAAGCATTTTTAGCATTTGCTAAAGATGAATTTGCTTCAGTTGAACGTACTAATCGTGCACTTATAGATCGTATTAAACAAGAAGAAAGAATAGAAGAGTTAATGGGTTTAGGGGGCATTGCTCTTAAAGGAATTGAAGAATCTCTTAATAAAATAGGACTAGGTGGTTTAGCTAGTGCTTTAGGTATAGATAGTGCTTTAGAAAAAATGCGTGAACTAGCTAAAGAAATCGAAAAAGCTAGTGGTGCTACTCTTTCTTTTGCTGATAAAATAAAAGTATTAAAAGCAGGTTTTGAAGAAGTAAAAGACCAGTTAGCTGAATCTTTAACTGATCCCCTAGCTATAGGTACTTTTTTAGCTACTCAAATTACAGATGCTATGTTATCCTTAGATAAATCTACAGGTGAATTAGCTAAAAACTTTGGTATTTCTTATGATGCGGCTGCTGGGTTATCAAGTGAACTAAACACAGCCGCTAATGCTTCATATTTACTTAACGTTACTACACAAGGTTTAACAGAAGCTTTTATAACATTAAATAACCAGTTTGGAACTTTTGCTCAAATTAGTGAAGAAGCTTTAACTACCTTTACTAGATTAACTAAAGAAGCTGGATTATCTGCTGAATCAGCAGGTATGCTATTTAGAACTACAATATTAACTGGTAAAGAAGTAGAAGCTACAACTCAAGAGTTTTTAGGTGAAGCATCAGCTTTAGCAGCTACTAATGGTATAGCATTAAATCAAAAACAAATTCTTGAAGAAGTAAAAAATACATCTCAAGCAACTTTACTTTCTTTAGGAGGTCAACCTGCTAAAATAGCAGAAGCTATAGTACAAGCTAAATTATTAGGTGTTAATTTACAACAAGTAGAAGGCATAGCTAGTTCTTTACTTGAATTTGAATCATCAATTTCTTCAGAATTAGAAGCTGAATTGTTAACTGGTAAACAACTTAATTTAGAAAGAGCAAGATTAGCAGCTATTAATAATGATTTAGCAACTGTAGCAGAAGAAATAGCTAAACAAGTAGGTACAGCAGCAGAGTTTACCCAAATGAACGTTATTCAACAAGAAGCATTAGCTAAATCTGTTGGAATGACTCGTGAAGACTTGGCTAAATCTTTAATTGAAAGAGAAGCATTAGTTAAACTATCAGGAGTTGAAGGTAAAACCGCTCAAGAAAGATTTAATAACTTAGTTAAAGAAGTAGGTTTAGAAGAAGCTAAAAAACGTTTAGGTGATGAACAATTAGCTAATCAGTTAGCTGGTCAATCAGTCCAAGAAAGATTTACAGCTTCTATAGAAAAATTAAAGGAAGTATTTGTATCTTTAGCTGAACCCTTAATGCCTATATTAGATTTATTCGCTCAGATAGCTGAAATAGTAGCTCCTATAGCGGGTTTCATAGGTCAAATTTTAAAATGGACTGTACAATTAGGTAAACCTCTATTGTATATTTTTGGTATTTACAAAGGTATTAAAGCAATCCAATCCGCTAACATAGCAATCAGTAGAATTTCAGCTATAATAGAAGCAGGTAAATTAAGAACTTTACAAAATCAAGTAATAGCACGAGGTGAAGAAAATGCTATAAGTAAAATTAGTATACTTATGGCTCAAACTAAATTATTCTTTACAAATTCTGAATATAGAGCAACAGTTTTAACTAATGCTCAAAAGGCTATAGGCAATACTATAACTAGAATTGGTAATCAATTTAAAAAAGGTGGATTAATTTATGATATAGGCGCCGCTGCTGTAAATGCTATAGCAGCTACAATGAGATTTTTAGGTAAATTTTTAGGTCCATTGGCTATCCCAGCAGCTATTGCCGCAGGGGCTACTATAGCGGCTGCTGGTTACAAATTCTTAAAAGGTGACGACGTTGTATCAGGAGGGTATGGTAAACGCACACTACTCGCTCCTGAAGGCGCTATCCAACTAAACGATAAAGATACAGTAATAGCAGGTACAGATCTAGGAGGAGGTACTAAACAACCCTCTGGTGGTGGTTCTGTAAATATAGCTCCTTTAGTAGCCGAATTACAAGCTATTAAAACATTACTCAACACAGTATTAACTAAAGAAGGAACTATTAGTATTAACGGTGCTACTGTAGCAACCGCTATCTACCCAGATATTCAAAGAATATCTAGATTAAAAGATTTTAAAACTCAATAAGTTTTTAATATTTATAACAAAACCTTAAATTAATTAAAATGGGACTATTAGATAAATTACTAGATCCAAATGCTGTAGGTGGTACTTCACTTACTGCTTACCATGGAACTACACCTCAAATCAATCCATTAGCTACTAAGCAATCCAAATTACATGCTTTTGGAAACGAAGCAGGATACTCAGTAAATGGTAATTTTGCTAACACTGTAAGTGTTAATTTTACATCATATAATGATGGGTACAATAATGCTTTACCACAACCATCACAGTTAGATCTTAACGGAAAAACTCCATCTAAGTACTTAGATAATCCTCCTGGGTAATGCCATTATTGCAAATACTTACTGACCCGCAAAACTTTAGGTTTTATGCTGGTGGTAGAGGCCATGTCTCTAACGCCACATCTTTTGGTCAGAAAAGTATACCATATGGTGATGACACTAAAGGGGGAGGTTCAAGTAATCAACCCTATATTAAATCTCCAATTCCTGAAGAATTAACAGCCAATCCATCAGATTATATTTTAAGAGGAGGTTTACTTAATAACGCCCAAACCTCAGCTCAAGATGTTAGTAGACTAACTCAAATGTTTACTGACACTAAGTCTACTAATGGTTTATTTTTTACCTTAAAACAACAACAACTTTCAGCAACTGCTGTTAGAACTCAAGCTAGCCCATCATTTGGATTAAATGGGCAGCTTTATAACCCATTAAACACATTAGCTCAAGCTGGTGTTGTATCTCAAGGCATCCATTTAAATAAACAAGGTATAAACCCATTTGCTGAAACAGGTGCTTATGCCCAAGGAGAATATTTATATTTTAATAAAGTAAAACCTAATCCTAATGACCCCTCAGGCTCTTTAGAATCAAATCGTTTAGTTAGCTTATTTGAAGCCGTTAATGAAAACAGATCAATTAGTAACTGGAATTTTTCAGGAGTTAGTTTAAATTTAGGTGATAATAATATTTTATCATATAGAGGGGGCCCTGGTTCTGTATTAGGTGTAGGTACTACTAATATTAGATTTGCAGATCAAAGAACAGGTAATAATAATCCCTTAAAAGTTTCTAACCCTGTTTACTTTTTAACTGGAAGTAGATGGGTAGATCGCACCCGAGGTAGTTGGATTTCTCCTGTTACTAATGGTGCTTCTGGAAAATACGAAGATTATACAGGCAAAATAGGTTCATTAATCTTCAATAATAATGGTCCTGTTATTACACCTGATGGAGGGTATACTTTTGATCCTAGCTTTGCTTATAATGTTTATAAACCTGGAACTCTTACCCCAGATACTGAAGTAACAGGTAGTCAAAAGATTTTAAAATCTGTTTTTAATGTTACTCAATCTGTAGCTGAAGGAGGTTTAAAAATAGATCCTGAAAAACCTTGGACTAAATCTCCACAATACGGTCTACCTGCTACTAATGTAAATACTCCTCAAAGTTCATCTTTTGCAAGTTCTAATACAGGCATAATTAAACGTCAAAGTGTTTATACTTATAATAAAGCTTTAATAGAAAAACCAGGTGAAGATAATGGATTTCCAACCGATGTAAATCCTCCTACTGGTAACCATTTATCTCCTAAAACACAAGATTTTAGAGCTGTATTAAGAAATAATTTAAGAGGCCAAGATAAAAAAAATGCCGATCAATCAGGGGCTACAGCTAAATCTTTAAGTTACAATATAGGAGATAATTTAACTATTGAATATAGAACTAATTTAGGAGACCCAGGTGCTAGGGAAGGTAAAAGTTATTTTTCATACACAGAAGGTGTTCAAGGAGGCGGTCGTTCAGGTCAACCCTTAGATAAAATTAATGCACTTAAAGTTTATTCTAGTAATAATGGACCTACAATTGATGGTTCCACAAATGATTTAATTGCTTTTAGAATAGGTGCTATTAATAATATTACCCCTAAAATAGTTGATTATATACATTTTAGAGCATTTTTAAATAGTTTTACAGATTCTTATACAGGTGATTGGAGTGGGTATAATTATTTAGGTAGAGGTGAAAAGTTTTATACTTACAATGGATTTGATAGAAAAATATCTTTAGGTTTTACAGCAGCCGCCCAATCTAAAGAAGAACTTATTCCAATGTATAAAAAATTAAACTTTTTAGCATCAAACCTAGCCCCAGATTATAGTGGTGAATATGGTTATATGAAAGGATGTTTCGTAACTTTAACAGTTGGTGGGTATCTCTATGAGCAGCCAGGATTTATTACTAACTTATCATACGATATGATAACGGAAATGCCTTGGGAAATTGGAATAAACGATACTACTGGGGAACAAGACCCATCAGTAAAACAGTTATCTCATATGGTTAAAATAAATTCATTTGACTTTACTCCAATTCATAATTTTATTCCATCTAAACAAGAGGTGGGGTTAGGTGAAAACAATGAAACTCTTATAGGAGATCAAGAATATATTGCTTTGGCTAATCCTAATAATGGATCTTCTAACTGGAGCTCACTTGGTAGTATAAATGCTTTATCAAATCCATGAACAGATACCGAAATATCCCCATAATTAGAAGTACTACCAATAAACAAATGTACGCTACTTCTCGCTATCCAGAGATACCTTTATCTCCGGACGATATTTATGTTTACACTACTCAAGGGGATAGATATGATGTATTAGCATACCAATATTACACTGACTCTTCTTTATGGTGGGTTATAGCTGCGGCTAATCCTAATATAGGACTTAACTCATTAGTAATTCCTCAAGGTGTACAAATCAGAATTCCTAGCGATTACGCTAGTGTTATAACCCAATTTAATCTAATAAACAGATTATGAATGTTGTCGGAGAAGCTATTGCAGATTATGTTTCTGAACAAATTAAAGTAAGACAAAAAATATATGGTTCAGCTAATGCTACTAATAGACCATTAGCGGAAACTCTATTTCTTAATCAAAGAGTAGCTTTTGCTAAATTAGTTTCTGGAGTTAATATAGATGATGCTTCTAAACTTAGAGGAGAAATAAAAGATATTATTATACAAAATAATTTAACAGGCAATTCATTAGCATCTAAATTTATTTTATTTGCGGGTACTACTGAACGTGATACTGTTAACAATAGAAATTTATTATCTTCTGGGGTTACCCGTGATGGGTCTTCAATTAATAGGGGAGCTTATGGTTTAGGTGGGTTAGATTTTGGTTTAAAACCCATGCCTGGTATTACCTCGATAGATATTAAATCTGAAAATAGAGGTTCGTTAAGAACGGCTAATATAAAAATTAAAGCTTGGAATACTACTCAATTTGATATAATCGATCTTTTATATTTAAGATTAGGATATTCTATATTTTTAGAATGGGGTAACGTTAGTTATGCAGATAACAATGGTAAAATTGAACCAATTAACTCTTTTTCATTAGTTGATGAATTTTTAGCAGGTGGGCCTTTTCAAGGTGAAAAAATAGATCCCCAAATTCCTACTCCAGTTGAAAATACAACTACTAGTAATTCTCAAGGAGAAGCTACTATTACCGCTCTATTAGACAATATAACTTTTCTTAGAAAACAATCAGCAGGCAATTATGATGCTTTCTATGGTAAAGTAATTAACTTTAATTGGTCTTTTGCTGAAGATGGGTCATACGATATTGACCTAGAACTTAGAAGTGTAGGTGATGTTGTCGAATCTCTTAGAATGAATGTTCTAATTAATGATACTACTCCAACAGAAGGAGAAGGAGAGTTAGAAGACGAAGAGGATGCAATCCAATATTATAAAGATAAAAATCAATTTGGAAGAGATTTTTATAATTATATGAAATTTTTACAAAAAAATGGAGAATGGGCGTTAATTCCCGAAGGTAGTTTAGGAAGTAATGTTAATGGAGTTACTAATTCCCAATCTCGTTATTATAAAGGAAGTAGTGGAAATACAATTTTACTTAGCCAACGATTTACGGGTTTAGCAGGTAATTACTTTTATCCTGAAGGATTATTAGAAGGAAAAGATATATTTAATTATATACGTTTTGGAGACTTTCTTTATTATATTCAAAATAGTATACTTCCTATATATCAAAATGGTAATGATAAAACCCCACTAGTCTATTTAGATTTTGATCTTAAAACTAATCTTGCTTATTTTAATCCTTTTCAAATTAGTGCTGATCCTAGGGTTTGTGTAATTAATACTTTTGTTGATGGTGAATCTTCAACTTTTGGATATAATGGAGATCCTGAAACTTTTTTTTATGGACTTGCTGGAGAACCCTATGTAACTGATATTGAAGGTGTAAAAGTAGGTCAAATTATGAACATATACGTAAATATGCTTCATATACTACAACTTGTAGATGATAATACTACTGATGGAGAAGTTTCTTTAATTGAATTTTTAACTAATTTATGTACCGATATTTCCACAGCATTAGGAGGTGTTAATAACTTTGAACCTTTTCTAGAGGAAGAAACTAATACTCTTAAAATAATTGACCAAACTCCTTTATCTGGAAAAGATTTAATATTACCTAAACTTGGAAAAAAATTACCTAAAGATACAACTACTATACAATTATATGGTTATAAAGTAACAGAAAATCCTGAAACAAAAGATCGATCTTTCTTAGGTAATTTTGTTAGAAATTATGGTATAAAAACAGAACTAACTAATGCTTTTGCTACCACTGTAACTATTGGAGCTCAAGCTCGAGGTTCTGTAGTTGGAGAAAATTCTACAGCTTTATCTAAATTAAATGAAGGATTAATAGATAGAATTAAACCCCAAATAAATGATAGCCCTTTAAAATCTGATGAAAAAACCTTTAGTTTAACTACTTCTATATTTAAAATTAAGAATTCAGCAGGTGAATATCTAGATCCCTATAACCAATCTAATCTTACTGAAGAAGAAACAAAATTAGCTGAATTAGATAAAAGATTTCCTAATGCTTATACAAATTATATTAAATTTGCAAGAAATCTAGCTAATACTCGCACTAAACCTTTACCTAAATATGATGACGGTGAAATAGATGGCTATTCTAAAGTCTTAAACAATTTTTTAAAATATTTAGAAGCCAAAGCAGCAATTACTAATAATCAATCTTCAGGAGCTGAAGGATTTTTACCTGTAAGTGTTGAACTTACTTTAGACGGAATTTCAGGAATTAAAATATATAATGGTTTAAATTTAGATACTAGATTTTTACCTTCTAACTACCCTGAAACTATGGATTTTTTAGTTACTAGTTTAAATCATAGAATAGATAATAATATTTGGACTACTAGTTTAAAAACCGTAATGGTTCCTAATAATACAGTCCAAGCTGGTGGAGATTATACTATAGCTAAGGTTTCTAAAGAAGGTTCACTTAGAGTAGGATTTGATGTTAATGGTAATCCTATTGATATTCCTAATAGAGCTTTAGATCCTGCCCCTAAAATTAATCCTAATAAGATAGGAGCAACTTCCTATGATAACTCACCTGTAGCTCGAAGTTTAGCATCTAAAGGTTATAAAAATGCTTCTATCCCCGATAAAGAACTTGTAAATATCAATTTTGCAGTAGGAGGTAATAATAGAAAACTCCACCCAGATGCTGCTGCCGCACTCAAAGTTTGGGTAACTGAGTTAACTAATAACAAAATCCCATACAGCATTAGTAGTGCTTATCGTGATTACAAACAACAAGCAGGCTTAGCAGCTACCCAAAGGGAAAGTGCAGCTCCTGCTGGTTCTTCTCCTCACGGGTGGGGTGGTGCTGTAGACTTTGGTAATCTAAAGCGATTAGTAGGAGGAAGTGTTAAGCCTATTGATAATTTAAATGGTAGAGTATCAACTAGCCCTAATAGTTACACTCTTATAGCTACAATTGGAGCTAAATATGGTTGGTATAATCCTTGGAGATTAAGTGATAATGCCGGGCAAGATGAAGTTTGGCACTTTGAATATTGGGGTCCTCTAAACCCAACATTGCCTCAAGTTGCACCACCCCCACCAAGTGTAGCTTCAACTCAAGCTTTTGAATTTTTAGCTATGAGACTCCAACAGATTTACAATCAACAAGATCCTGATATTTTATTTACTCCATTTAAAGGAACATTTAGTGATGATGAAAACAGCGCAGTTGTAGTTTTAAATAGATGGTTTAGAAGAGATAATATTCAAGATGAATATTTAAAACTAACTCCTCAAGATAAAAGAATTTTTGATGCTGCTTTCGCTAAACTTATAGCTGAAACTACTGGAAATAAAAATAAAGTAACATTTAAGGCAAGTAACGGTACTAAAACATACATAATAGATTCTGACTTTTAATTATGGCTTATTACCCTAAATCCCAAGTTAAAACTAATTTATATGCTAATTTAGGAGAATATCTAATAGCATCTACTGGAGAACCTTACCAGGGCCCCTATTGGAAAAACTCAAAAAATGAATTTTTTACAGGTAAAACTCCTAGCGATGTTCCTTTTCAACAATTAACTCCTACTTTTGACCCAATAAATGATTTTAAATCTCCGGTCCCACAAAACCCAATATCAGAGGTTGTTACAACTGATGTTGGGTATATTTTATCTAAGGGGATTAATCTAGGAAATATTTCAAATTATCAAGCTCTTCCTAATTATATTTCAAACCCACCAACAGAACAAGATTACCAGAATGGGGAATTTAGAAGATACTTTTGTAAAAAAACAAATGAAATATTATATTTAGAGATTGATCAAACTACATATGACAATTTAGTGGGAAAAAATTCTCAATACCTATGGCAATTATATCTTCCATTTAATTTGCCTTGGCAAATAACAGGAAATAAGGAACAGGTAGCTCGTACTAATAAAAATATAGTTGAACTAACTTCTAAAAGACTTCAATTACCTAAATTTGGAGATTACCTAAATAATAATTACCTTAAATATTATAAGTAAAATGTATTTAAGTGTTTTGGTTAATAGAAAATAAAAGTCAATTAGACGAGTTTTGTTACAAAGGTTTTAAAGAGGCATTTGTAGAGATAGTCCCCTACTCTCCATTCATACACCCCTCCCAAAATTCTATTTGTGCCATATACATTAGACCTCTAAACGAGAGTAAGGGCTATCTTCTACCTATTTTCCATACCGAAGTAGAACAAAATTTATACGAGGATCAAGTATTCAAGTTTATAAAAAAGTTGGAGAAAATATATTGTAGAGACAAGAAAGAATTTCTACACTATTTTCCATTGCAGCAGCTTGTTGACATCACCCTATCCTCCCCTACGTATATACGCCCTACCTCGGCACACGAATTTATCTACAAGAACTACTCTAATAGACCGGATGTAAACATACTTGTACCAATTGTTAAACACTACGAGTATTGTGAATCGCTATTTGAAGAGCTAGAACACCTAATAGATAAGCCCGTTAACGAATTTTACAACCACAAAGCAAGTTGGATGTTTTATGGCATCGAACAGGCGGGAATAACGGTAGAACCTACGTTGTTTAACCAATACTTTGATCAAGACACGGAAGGCGTCGTTTACACCCAATACAATTTTAAAACGCTAACTACACGCCCATCAAACAATTTTAATAGTATCAATTTTGCGGCGCTAAACAAAGAAAACGGGTGTAGAAAATCATTTATTCCGCGACACGACAAACTTGTTGAAATCGATATTCGCGCTTACCACCCTACTCTTTTATCTAGGTTGGTTGGCTACGATTTTGGCAACGAGGATATTTATAGTCACTTTGCAGAAATTTATAAGTTAGATAGAAAAGATGCGAAAATCTTAACTTTACAACAGCTATACGGAGGGATTTTACCTCAATATAAAGAGCTTGAATTCTTTAAAAAAGTAAGCGCATACGTAGACGATTTGTGGGACACTTTCCAGCACCAAGGTTACATTAAATGTCCGATATCAGGATTTGAGTACCATAGAGATAAGCTGGAAAAAATGAACCCGCAAAAACTATTAAACTATTTGTTACAAAACTTGGAGACCGCATACAACGTTAGTATCTTGTGGGACGTATTTAAAATATTAAAAAATAAAAAAACCAAATTAGTACTATATACCTATGATTCGTTTTTGTTTGATTGGGACGCCACCGAAAAAGATGAACTAAAAGCCATTATAGAAATATTTAATCAACGCAAACTAAACATAGAAATTAAACATGGAACCAGTTATGACTTTGAACCTGCCATATGATATTTATGGGGTAGACAATCCCGTAAATTTGACAGATTTGAATAACAAGTTATTTTGTACGTTTACTACTTTGGATGACCTAGAATATCTAGTAGATTCTCTTCAAAGCAAGTATACAATAATGTACAATAAAATATTCGTACTAGAGGTAAAAAACAACGACGAGTTCGTTTTAACATATAATATTGATCACGGAAACATTTCGAGTATTCCGGAGAACACAATCCTGGTTCACCGCAAGAAAGAATCAAATACTCTGTATACAATCAATGCATTGAACGAGCTTATCAAGAGCTTGAATGGTGGTGTAGTAGATACACGTTTCCCAATCAATTGGAACCATTATAAAAACACAATTTTGTTAACTCAGCAAAATGAATTGCGTCAATTGAAAACCAAGATTCATCAGATTATTGAACTTTAAAAAATTTAGTATATTTATAATAAAGTTAACTCTAAAGGAAATGAAAGAACTAATTAGAATGAATCAAATAGCTGGCACTATTACTGAAGGTCAAGCTAGAAAGATGTTAGCCATCTTAAATGAAAATATGGGTTCTACCCCAGAAAAGAAAAAAATGCTTTTGAGTAAAATCAAAAATCTTGTTCCTGGTCAGGAGAGAGAATTTTTAGTTTTTATGGCCGAGTCTGCAAATAGTTATGAAGACTATAGCAAATCTACTGTAAGTGAACTGCTAGATAACTTTATCGAGTTTGAAGAAGGTGAGAATGGAGAGGCATTGACTCCTGAAATCATGGATGAAGTATTAGAGACTTATATTGAAGGATTCGAAAGTGGAGACGGAACATTTTAATCTAAAAATATCTTAAAAATAAAAAAGCCCTCCAAAAGAGGGCTTATTTTAACTTGGATCCCCAAAACCAGTTTCGTACATTTAGTTATTAATTAAAACAAGTTATAAAAAATGGATTTAGAAGCAATCAAATCGCGTTTAAACGCAATGCAGAAAACCTCAAACGGTAAAGGTGGAGGTGAACGTGCCTCCCTGTTTTGGAAACCTACTGTAGGTAAACAAACAGTTCGTGTAGTACCTTCAAAGTACAATCCTACACTACCATTTAGTGAGATTTTCTTCCACTACGGAATCGATAAGCCCGTAATGGTATCTCCTATCAACTGGGGAGATAAAGACCCAATCGTTGAGTTCGCAGCTCAATTGAAAAAGACCAACGACAAAGAAAACTGGAAGTTGGCTAAAAAAATCGAACCAAAAGCTCGTTACTTTGCCCCTGTTGTAGTACGCGGCGAAGAAGACAAAGGTGTTCGTTTGTGGCAGTTTGGTAAAGAAATTTACGAGGCATTCTTGCAAATGGCAGTCGACGAGGAAGTAGGCGATTACACAGATGTAATGGAAGGTCGCGACATCAAGTTGACCACTGTAGGTCCAGAATCAACTGGTACCCCTTATAATAAAACCACTATAGCTCCTTCAATGAAGAATAGCCCATTGGGTGATGCTGAGCAGGTTCGCTTGTGGAAAGAAAATCAACCAAATCCAAAAGAATTGTTCAAGCCATTCAGCTTTGATGAGATGAAAATCGCTCTGCAAAACTGGTTGAGCCCAGAACCCGAAGAAGGTGCTATTGTTGATGACGAGAAAGAAGTAGTAGAAGCACCTAAAACACACTATTCAATGAACACTTCGACTGCAGCTGTAAAGCAAAGCAAGCTCGATAAGTTCGATAGTTTGTTTGATGAAGACTCTGACTCCGAATCTGACGATTTGCCCTTCTAATTATGGCTAAGAAACGTAGTGAATCACTTTCAGCAGCAGTGTCTGCTGAGATCAAGGCTGGGTTCAGTCTTGACAAATTTAAAGAGAAGAAAGGACTTGCTGGTTCTGTAAAATTCAAACCACAACAATGGGTCCCGCTTTCACCAGCGTTTCAAGAAGTAACAAGTGTGCCCGGTATTCCAACCGGCCACATTGTTCTTCTTCGAGGTCACAGTGATACAGGCAAAACTACTGCGCTTATTGAAGCAGCAGTTAATGCCCAAAAATCAGGTATTCTACCTGTGTTTATCATCACTGAGATGAAATGGAACTGGGAACATGCTACCCAAATGGGCTTGCAAATCCAGGAAATGGTTGATGAAGAAACTGGCGAGATCCTAGATTACAAAGGATTCTTCTTGTATGCTGACCGCGAAACTATCCACACTATCGAGGATGTAGCAGCTTTTATCTTGGATCTACTTGATGAACAGAAAAAAGGCAATCTACCATATGATTTGATGTTCTTGTGGGACTCAATTGGTTCTGTGCCTTGTGAGTTGTCTATTACCTCTAAAAAGAACAACAACGAATGGAATGCCGGTGCCATGTCTACCCAGTTTGGTAATGGTGTAAACCAGAAAATCACATTGTCACGTAAAGAATCTTCAAAATATACCAACACTTTGGTTTGTATTAACAAGGTTTGGACTGCAAAACCAGAAATGCCTATGGGTCAACCAAAGTTGATGAACAAAGGTGGTTTTGCGATGTGGTTTGATGCAACATTCGTAATCACATTTGGTAATATCGCAAATGCTGGTACAAACAAGATCAAAGCCATCAAGGATGGCAAGCAAGTAGAATTTGCTAAACGTACAAACGTTCAGATCGATAAAAACCACATCAATGGTATTACCACAAAAGGTAAAATTATCATGACGCCTCACGGATTCATTGATGATACAGATAAAGCCCTTAAAGAATATAAGGACTCGCATGCCAAAGAATGGAGTAAAATTCTTGGCGGAGGAGATTTTGCTATCGTAGAGGAAGTTGATACCTTCGAGCCAGCAGAAGTATATACACAAGAACCGGAATAAATGGATACAAAAGATTTACTATCACTCCTAAACAATGTAGTTGAGGAGAATGACACAGAATCCCTTAATAAGCATGACCGCGTTCTTTTAATTGACGGACTAAATCTATTTTTCCGTAACTTTGCAATGCTGAATTTCGTCAATGAAGACGGGGTTCACGTAGGGGGTTTGGGTGGATTTCTTCGCTCGCTAGGAACTTTAGTAAATCGAATTAACCCAACTTCGGTTTATGTAGTATTCGATGGAGTTGGTTCTACGGTTAACCGTAAGAACCTTCTCCCCGAATACAAATCAAATCGCAATCTAACTCGAATCACAAACTGGGATATTTTCGAAAATCTGGACGACGAGCACGCCGCTAAAATCGACCAAATTGTCCGTTTAATCCATTATTTACAGTGCTTACCTGTCAAAACCGTATCACTCGATAAAGTAGAAGCTGACGACATTATAGCGCATTTAGCAATGAAATTATCTAGCGACTATGGTTCAAAAACATTCATAGTTTCTAGCGATAAGGATTTCATTCAGCTTGTAAACGAAAATATTATTGTGTATCGTCCCATCGAAAAGGATTATTACACAACAGATACAGTGGTTGAAAAATTTGGTATACCTGCTTCAAACTTTATCTTGTATAAAGTGCTTATGGGAGATAATTCCGATAAGGTCCCAGGTGTAAAAGGTTTAGGCGAGAAAAAATTACTTAAATTGTTTCCTGAACTAGCTGAACGTACTCTAACCCTTGAAAATATCTTTGAAATTAGCGAAGCTAAACTCAAAGAAAATATCATATATGCTCGAGTATTGGATTCGCAAGAGCAACTTGAAAAAAACTACAAAATCATGAATCTACATAATCCTATGTTAGATGATATTGAAAAAGAATTTCTTGACACTCTTATCGAATATCCATTACCTGAACTTGATACCATAGAATTTCTTAAGTATTATCACGAGGATGGTTTGAAACACCTAATCAAAAACATTGATTACTGGGTTCAAAACACATTTAAAGATATAATTAGTTATAATAAATAAGTTGTATGACGCTTACAAACATCAATCAATACGGACCTGGTTTTCAGGTCAAAGTATTAGCTGCGCTTTTGAGCCACAAAGAATTCCTGATCAATATCCACGATATTATCAGCGAGGAATACTTTGAATCCCAAGCACACAAGTGGATTATCAAAGAAATCCTTAAATATTACGACAAATACCATACAACCCCATCTCTAGAAGTACTTAAAGTAGAACTTAAAAGACTACAAAACGAAGTACTTCAAATTGCAGTTAAAGAACAACTTCGCGAAGCATATAAAGAATCAGATGATTTGGCTTATGTTGAAGAAGAGTTCTCTGCATTTTGTAAAAACCAGATGCTTAAAAAAGCATTGCTTCAATCAGTAGATTTGCTACAAGCCGGAGATTACGATTCAATCAAATACATGATCGAATCCGCTATGAAAGCAGGTCAAGATAAAAATTTAGGCCATGAATACAATAAAGATGTTGAAACACGTTATCGCGAAGAACACCGAATCGCTATTGCAACTCCTTGGGGTGAATTCAATCAACTCCTTCAGGGTGGTCTCGGAAATGGAGATTTTGGTCTTATATTTGGTAATCCAGGAGGTGGTAAATCTTGGGCGTTAATCGCTTTAGGAGGCGAAGCCGTCAAAATGGGTTACAACGTAATCCACTACACTCTTGAATTAGGTGAAGATTATGTTGGCCGTCGATATGACTCTTTCTTTACCAATATCCCAGTAAATCTGATCTCTGCTCACAAAGATAAAGTAGCAGAGGTTATGGATAAGCTACCAGGTAAGCTAATCATCAAAGAATACGCGCCAGGTAAAGCATCCATATCTACGCTTGAATCTCACATTAAAAAATGTATAGATTTAGATTTCGCACCTGACATGATTATTATCGACTATGTAGACCTTCTTCGCTCAAAGAAAAACAATCGCGAACGTAAAGAAGAGATTGATGATATTTATGTTGGCACTAAAGGATTAGCACGAGGTCTTAACCTCCCAGTATGGAGCGTCTCACAGGTAAACCGCGCCGGAGCCAAAGACGACATTATTGAGGGCGATAAGGCAGCTGGATCATATGATAAGATTATGATCACAGACTTCGCTGCATCCTTGAGTCGCAAACGACAGGACAAGGTTAACGGAACGGGAAGATGGCACATTATGAAAAACAGGTACGGAATGGATGGACTAACTTATGGCGCAAAGATAGACACCTCAACAGGTCACTTTGAGATAATTTCCGACGATGAACTTGAATCAATCACCCCAGCCGAAACCAAGTCAAGTTTTGGACAAGTCACAGATTCTGAAAAGGATCAACTACGACAACACCACAACTTTTTCTTAAACTCTTAATTAATTAACCCCACAATGGCAAAGAAATCAAATCTGTTGCATGAGAGGATTGTCTACAAACCTTTCGAATACCCACAAGCTTACGAATACTGGCTTAACCAACAACAAGCGCATTGGTTGCATACTGAAGTTCCTATGATGTCTGATTTAAATGATTGGAATGCCAATCTAAGCGAATCAGAAAAAAACATCATCGGTTCAATTCTAAAAGGATTTGCTCAAACAGAAACTATTGTAAACGACTACTGGAGTGGATTGGTTACTAAATGGTTCCGTAAGCCTGAAATAATTATGATGGCGACCACATTTGGTGCTTTCGAAACAATTCACGCTGAAGCCTATTCTCTACTCAATGAAACACTTGGCCTTGATAATTTCTCAGAGTTTCTCGAAGATGAGTCAACTATGGCTAAGATTGAAAATCTTATGGTGGTTAGGGATAGCTTCAATGGTGAAAAAGATCTCCATGAGATTGCTAAGAGTCTTGCCATCTTCTCAGCTTTCACAGAAGGTGTTAACCTATTCTCTTCGTTTGCTGTTTTACTGTCATTTAAATTACGTAACAAACTTAAAGGAGTTGGACAAATTGTAGAATGGTCTATCCGAGATGAGTCAATGCACTCAGAAGCAGGTTGCTGGTTATTCAGAACACTACTTCAAGAAAATCCACACCTCAAAACCAAAGAACTAGAAGCAGCAATCAACGAAGCAGCTTTGTTGTCTCTTAAACTTGAACTTGACTTTATTGATAAAGTATATGAGTTGGGTGATTTGGAAGGATGTTCAAAGTACGACATGCAAAACTTTATCAAAAATCGTGTCAATACTAAATTAGGCGATTTGGGTTATAATCCAATCGTTACTGATATTGACATGACTGCTGTTGAACGTATGAAATGGTTCGATGCACTTTCAGGAGGTAAACAACACACGGACTTTTTCGCAAACCGAGTTACTAACTATTCTAAAGGACACATGCAATGGGACGAAAGTATCTTTTAATTCTAGCCCTACTATTTAGTACATTTTCTTTACTGGGAAGTCACCTCTCTGGGGGTGACATCCAGTATCGTTACATAGGTGATTCAACAGGAGTAGCTCGTCACTATAAAGTCATACTACGAGTTTATCGAGATATAACAGGTATAGCAATGCCTACAACTGATGCTGTAACTATCAGCTCAGGATGCTATGCTAACATAAATGTACCCATGACTCTTACTCCGGGTTCAGGATTAGTAGCTCCAACTTTATTTGACTGTGTTATACCTGGCCCGACTACAAAAACACTAGAGGTTTACCTTTATACCGGCTATGTTATTTTACCCGGTAACTGCTCCGATTATAGATTTTGGTACGATAATTGCTGCAGACCAGGAGGTATCAACAATATAAACGGATCAAACGGTGCTTTTGGTAACGATGGATTCTATTTTGACGCTAAACTAGATAATGCAACTCAAGGTCAAAATTCATCTCCTGTATTTGTAAGTGAACCTGTTAGAGCATTTTGCGTAGGCAATCCTTTCAACTGGAAACAGACAGTAATAGAAGCTAATGGAGATTCTGTTGTATATTCTTTAATAAATTGCCGAGAAGGTGCTTATCCAACTCAAACAGATATTCCATTTGATGCAGGTTGGTCAGCTACCTCTCCTGTTACTTCAACTTATTTTAACATCAATCCTGGTACAGGTCTAATCTCATTTTTACCTACTCAAGTAGAAATTGATGTTTTATCTGTTTTAGTAGAGGAGTGGAGATTCGATACTCTATATGGGGTTTGGTACCAAGTAGGAAGTGCTAGTAGAGATATGATGATATCTATTTCTCCAAATTGCAATCCTATAGCAACACAAGGTGTTCAATATGATCCTACATTATACCCAGTTGACACCCTAACCGCATATCCATTTCTAAAAGTAGGCTGTTGTGATACTACATTTACCCTAAAATTTCATATTAAATTAGACTGTTATTCAGTCAATAATCAAGATTTTAGAATAACTGGTCCAGATGGGCAACCAAGAGCAATTACTAATATTTCAGCTAATTGTGATGTAAATGCTGAAACAGATTCACTCACAATTCATATTCCGTTTAAATTGGGGATGAATGGTAGATATTTCCTTTATAGTAAAAAAGGATTAGATGGTAATACACTAATCAATAAATGTGGATTACCAATGGATGAATTTGATACAATAGTACTTATTGTGGATGATTGTCCTCCTCCCCCACCCCCACCACCTCCCATTGATACAATTGATGATATAAGAAATGGTGATGAACCTGAACCTACCCCTCAACCCCTTCCAGTTGTCATCCCTAACGTGATGTCTTCTAATAATGATAATGTAAACGATTTTCTTAAAATTAAAAATCTAAACACTTGGAGAACTAATAAGTTAACAATATATAATAGATGGGGGAGAGTAGTATATGAAAAATTTGATTATAATAATGATTGGGATGGGTATAATGTTCCTGCAGGAGTTTACTACGGTACTTTGGAAGTAAATTTTGAAACCCAACATGAAGTTCATATATTTAACGTAACAATTATAAAATAATAATGGCTACTCATAAAACTTTACTTATACCTCTAGTTGAAGAAATTTTACTAAAGGAGATTGGAGAAGCAAATATTCCACCTTTAAAATGGACTAAAGTATCTCCAATCAAATATAAATTTTTGGTTGACATAGGTGATTTTACTGAAATGGTAACTGTAGAATTTGACCAATTTGAAGACGAACATAAGCAATTCTACCTACCTCAGAAATATAGAAATCTAGAAAATATATA